CGTCAAAAAAATAAATGGCGTGATAAGCAAGATATAGAACAATCTGGAAAGATAGAAATATCTAACGCTGATGACTTACAGAAATACTCACCTGAAGATTTACAAGCTATGATGGATATTAAGGCTAAGTATAAGGGTGGTGAGAGTGAGTGACTCAGAAGCCCTTAACCTAGATTACAGCAAAGACTCAAAAGATACTATTAAGGTTAAAGAAGAAGATAGGTATATAGTAAAGAGTGATCGTATAGCGGAGCACCTTAGGATTAGAAAAGAGATTGCAGAGGGTAAATCTGTCATTGAAGTAAGTAAAGAGTACCTTAGTGATAGCTACAGAATACCTACTGTTGCAGAACAATGGAAAGAAGCTAATGCCACAAAGAGGAACGATAAGCCTTTATGCTCATCAGTAGAAGAAGAAATGAGAGAGTACTCTAAGAAGTGCCAAGATCAATTTTACAAGAACATAGCTAAAAGAATAAGAGACAAATACAACAAAGAGGAACAATGAAAAAAGAATTATACGATTACTCAATGGAAGAAGCGCAAGCTTTCATGAACTTTGAAGGTATCAGAGAACTTGACTATGTTGAAGCTGATGGTTATAAACTATTTGCTGACAATGTATCTAACCCTGTTAAACTCAGAGTATACGGTGATAAGACTTATAAGCTAGAAGTATTAGTACCAGAAGAGATTCAATGTGTACCATGTGAGCTTAAGTATAAGACTAAGAACCTTGAAGCTTGTCCATGTTGCGGAGTATCCAATAGAGATATTATGTTACGTAATAAGGTACAAGAAGAGCCTTTTAGACGCTTTGAGCAAGAATACACTAACCTTATCAATGCTGGACTTAGAGTGGCTCAACCTGTCATGGCTTACGTTGCTGATAACTTTAGTAAAGAACAGGCTTATGAGATCTATGAGAATGCCCGTAAAGAGTATGATATAGCATTAGCGGCTATTGGTCCCTTTAACTTTATCTTTAATGATGGTATTCTAGACAAAGTAACCAACATGAAAGAGTCAGAAGGTAATGTTAAAGTAATGAAAGAGCTTATGGGTGATGATACCAGTGAGCAAGCATTACTTGATTTTAGTAAGTAGATGTTCACAGATGAAGAACTAGAAGCAGAGGTAGAGAGACGCAAATGTGTACCTAATCAGTATACAGGCGTTTCTCCTGTTTTAATGCGGGTTAATGGCAAGTATAAGAAGGTAATCCCTAAATTAGTGCCGTTATTCACTATATCTGGACTATCAGAAGATCATGACGATCTAACACAGGGTTATGACTTTTTCCCTATTGATGGTGGCCGTGGTGGTGGCAAATCTGAATCTATCCCCGATATGTTCACAGAGCTGGCAGAGATTGAGCATGATGTAGAATGTTTATGTACTCGTGAAGTACAGAACTCAGTAGAAGAATCTGTATATTCATATATTCAAAGTTGGGTAACTAAGAACGGTTACGATGATCACTATAAGTTTCTGCAAAATAAGATCATAAATACTAAGACTAACTTTACATTTAGGTTTAAGGGTTTAAAGGGTAGTACAAGCACTGAGGCACTTAAAGCACTAGCCAAAGTTAAGTATGTATGGGTAGAAGAAGCCCGTACAATGACTAAGAAGTCCTTAGAAATGCTACTTCCTTCTATACGTATCAATAACCGTAAGATAATATTTAGTTACAATAGCGGTAGAGAGAGCGACCCAGTAGAGGCTGTAAAGAAATACGATGAGACTATGATTATTAAGCTCAATGTATTTGATAACCCTTTTTGTCCTGAAGTATTATGGAGGCAATGCCAATCTGATAAAGCTATTGACTATGATAGTTATACTCATATCTGGGAAGGTCAATACATTAAAGATGATCCATCTAGAACTATAGTACCCTTTGAATGGTTAGAGAAGTGCCTTAACGCTCATAAAACTATAGGATATAGCCCGTTAGGTAAGTTATACGCTGGTTTAGATGTTGCAGAGGGTGAAACTACCAAGCATGATAAGAACTCTATTGTAGTACGCCAAGGTCCAGTTATAAAGCACTGGGAAACGTGGCAATGTAAGAACATCTATGAATCTGTTGATAGGGTTAAATCAGTATATTATGATTGGGGCTTTGAAGAAGTTTATTATGATGCTGTTGGTGTTGGTGTAGGTTATGCCTCAGAGGTGGCCCGTATTGATGCCGTTGAGGATCTTAAGTTACCATTTGATAGTATACCGTTTAAAGGGTCAACTGCTGTATATGGTGCTGAATCGATATATACTAGACATAATTCTAAGATAGTGAGAAATAAGGACTACTTTAAGAACTCTAAGTCTCAGCAGTGGTGGAACTTACGCCTAATGGTTCAGAATACTATGAAACTATTAGATGGCAAACAGATAGATAGACCTGATTACTTCCTGTCATTTGAAGGTGACATGAATAAATGGCGTGAAGTGTTCAATGAGATATCACAGGCTACATTTAAAGAGGATGGCTCAGGCCGTAAGATGATAGAGAAATCCCCTTCTATACGTGATGTTGATGACGGTATGGGTAATAAACAGAAGGTACGCTCTCCTAATGCTGGTGATGCATGCGGTTATTCAGTGGTTAAATACTTTGAAAATGGACTCAGAGCACATGGAACCGAGATAGAAAAGAATGATGATGAAGAGTTTACAATGCCAATGATGACACTATAAAGGAAAACATGCAAAAAGAATTTAGAAGCATAAAAGATTATGAAAATTATTTAATATCTAACACTGGAGAGATTGTAAACTCTAGTAGAGGATATAAGAGATTAAAGACACAAGATAATGGTAAAGGATATATAGGGGTAGGATTAACCATAAAAGGAAAAACAAAAAGGTTTCTCGTTCATAGGTTGGTGGCTGAAGCGTTCTTACCAAATCCAGAAAGTAAAAACACTGTAAACCATATAGATGAAGATAAGTCAAACAATAATTTAGAGAATCTAGAATGGGCCACCCAGTTTGAAAATATCAGACACTCAGTAGAAGAGAAGTATTTTCGTAAACAGCAAATAAGTCAATACAACGAGAAAAGACAAGTTATAGCAGTATGGGACTCGGCTTTTGATGCTGAAAAGTGCGGGTTTAGTAGTAGCGCTATAAAAAAATGTTGCAAAGGCATAGACAAAATGTACAAAGGTTTTGTGTGGAAATTTGGCATTGATAGGCTAGAAGTGGCGAATTCACATTTTATTGACATGCGAGGACTTGCATAACTCATTATATTACAACCTCTTATAAGTTGTTTCCACAATCTATTAACATAGTCATTTGACAACTAACACAATATAGAGTATATTTTAGATATACATTCTCATTGGTTAGCAATGGAACCTCAAGAAATTATAGATGAAGCAAAGAATAACGCCAAAGCTTACGGTGAGTTCTTTAGTGCTTTTTTAGATGAGGCTAGAGACGATGAAAAACTAGCCAATGGTGATCCGTGGAAAGATGAAGATAAAGCCAAAAGAAACGGCCGTCCACAAGAGATCATCAATGATACCAAGATTACAATACGTAGAACTATTTAAGATTATGATGGTAAACGCTCTACAATCAATGTAAAAGCAGACTCCCCAAGTACAACAGATATTACAGTAAACGCTATTCAGGGTCTTATTTATGATATGAATAACGACTCTATGGGTGAATCTATTAAAGATTTAGCTATGAATGATATGCTTACTACTGGCATTGGTGCTTATAGATGGGAAACTGAGTACAGAAATGACTTAAGCTTTGAGCAAAAGATAGTGTTTAAGCCTATCTTTAATAAGTTCAACATTTACCTAGATATAATGAATACCAAAGAAATAGATCACTCTGACTGCATGTGGGGTGGTGAAAATCTATACTATGATATTGATACATTTGAAGAGAACTGGCCAGAGGCAGATAAAAAAGGCTTCCCAGACCTTAATGGGCAGGATAATGATGGTCGTATTTGCGTAAGTAGATATGAGCGCATTAAACTAGTGAATGATACTTTGATTAGTATTGTTAATCCGTTTACTGGTAGTTCTCTCAATATGTTTACAAGTGACTTCGAGAAGGAAGAACATAAAGCTTTAGTTAATTATTTCCGTGAATACGAGTATGATGATAAAGAGGATATATTCGCATGGCTTACAGAAACTGGACGTATTTTAGCAGATAGAGACGTAGAGCGTAAACAGGTTGAATGGTTTTTACTTACAGATAGTGAGATTCTAGATAAGGGTGAGATAGGTGGTGAGTACATCCCTATTATACCTATGCTCGGACCTCGTTATATTTTAGAGGGTGAAGTATACTTTGATTCACTTATAAGACAATCTAAAGACCCTGTACGCTTAAATAACTTTGTTATAAGTAACTATGTAGAAGCAATGAGTGCTGATACTATAGCTCCATGGGTGACTAATCACAAGAAGATTAAAAACCACATGAATACATGGGCTAATGCTAACAATAGGCCTACTGTAGCCCTACCCTATGATGCTGTAGAGCTTCCTGATGGGTCAATTGATGCTTCTCCACCTATTAAAGCCCCTAAGGGTGAAGTTCCAGCAGGGTGGGCTACTTTATTTCAATTTACCACTGAATCTAAAGAACGTACTAGTGGATTACCAGATAGTGCAGCTGGATTACAAGGTAATGAAGTGTCTGGTTCAGCGTTACAATTAAGAACAGATAACGGTTTAGCTAATAGATCTATATTCTTTAAGTCTAGACATTTTTCCGATATACTATTAGGCAAACACTTAGAGCCTGCAATACCTGTATACTATGACTCTGAGCAGTCAGTGAGTGTAGCAGATGAGACGGGAAAATCTAAGAACGCTATTATAAATAAAGAAAATCATGGTGGTGGTGAGGGTGAGTTTAAAGGTAAACACATCGACATCAAGAACGCCAAATTTAAAACCTATATAACTGTAGGGCCATCTTATAACTCATTAAAGCAAGAGACAACAGCCAAGTTAGCAGAGTTACTTCCTTACGCTGGTGACCGCTACAATGATGTTATATTCCCTGAACTAGTTAAGTATGTAGATATCAGTAATTCTAATCTATTATACGAAAACTGTATGAAGGTAGCTCCTGTTGAGATTCAGGATCAAGAAGAGAAAGATGCTAAACAGTTACAAGCAGAAAATGCTCAACTTCAACAACAAATTGAAGGACTTACCCAGCAAACAGAAGAGTATGAGAAAGTACTTATGGGTGAAGAGCAAAAAGTTCAATCACAACAACAGATCGCCAAGCTTAAATCTGAAACTGATTTAAAGAAAGAGATCCTTAAGCAACAGGCCGAGACGGAACGTGAGAGAATGTCTAACCAGACGGACATAAAAGAGGCTGAGATCGATGCACAAGCCAAAATTAACGCTGAGATAATCAAGACGTTACAAGGTATAAATGCAAAGATTGATAATATAACTCAATACCGCACCAGCGAGGTCTAATTGACTACAGAAAACACAGAAGAACTAGAGACAGAGGTAATCGACGCTCCTATAGAGGTTGAAGAAGCTGTTGAAGGTGACGTACCACCGGAAGGTGAGGCCCAAGATGCCGAGGCTATTCAAAAAGAAGAGGCAGTAGCTAATAGGGAAAGTTTCCGTATTAGAAAGCAAAGAGAAAGAGAAGAAGCTGAAAGGTTAAGACAGGAAAACGAGTATCTGAGAGGGTTGGTTGAAAAGCCACAAGCCCAACAGCCTCAACGTCAAGCCCCAAGTAATAACATGCCTCAATTAGAGGACTTTAATACTGAAGGTGAATGGTTGAATGCTGTACTAGATGCTAGAGAAAGGCAACGAGTAGTACAGGAAAACGTAAACACTAAAACACAAACATATAATCAAAAGCTCAGCGAATATGCAAAGGTCAATAAAGAGATCTATGCTTATGAAGATGAGGCCGTTCGTGTTATTGGTGGTAACCCTACTATTGCTCAAGCTATAATGGACAGTGAAAAAGCGGCTCAGATCGTTGAGGCTATTGCATTAGATCCTTCTAAGGCAGATAGTTTAAAAGGTTCAAGAGATCACTACTCACTGGCTAAAAGTATACTAGCACTTGAAAGTAATGTTGGTGACAAGCCCACGTTCTCAGATGCTCCACCACCCGTTAAAGTTTCAAAGGGTGAACCTGTTGTAAGTTCAAAGCCTAATCTTTCTAAAATGAGTAAAGCGGAATATATCGCTTTCAGAACAAAACAAAGGAATAAATAATGGCTAATATTACAGCTAATATGGACGTTGTAAGTAAAGAGGCTCAATTTGTATTTGAATCTACTTGTCTTACTTATAAAACTTTTAACACTCAGTATGACAAATCGTATGAAGGATATGGTGCAGCTGCTGGTGATGCTATTAACATTAAACAAGTACATCGTCAATATGTAACAGATGGTCGTTCTGCGGCAGGTACACAAGATGATGAAGAGCGTACAATTGCACTTCCTAGAGCTACTTGGAAGAAAATTGTACTCGGCTTTAACGCTCAAGAACTAGCACAGGATCTTACAAAAGAAGAGAATGCGTCTAAATTCTTTGGTAAAGCTCGTTTCGATTCATCTGTACAAGCAATGAGTGCAGTAATTGATTCAACTACTTTTGCTAATGTTGCTCCTCAAGTATATAACTATACTCGTGGTGGTGAGACTACAGATCCTTCTTCTTACTCAGATGTTGGAGATGCTAAAGCAAAACTTGATGATTACCATGCTATGCCTAATGAGCGTTGCTTCATCCTCACTAACAGTGCGATGAACACTCTTAACTCTGGACTATCTGGTCTTTTCAATAACGCTCAGAAAGTATCTGAAAACTTTAACAACGGTGAGCTTGCTCCTTTTAACGGGTTCATGTTCTACAACTCAACTAACTTACCACGTGTAACTAATGGTTCTGCGGCCGCTGGTGCAGTTAAAACTACTCTTGCAGTAGAGAAAGTAAGTGAGATGGTTGTCGACGGTCTTAGTACTGATACTATCGTAATTGGTGACCGTTTTACTGTTGCTGGCGTATATCGTAGAGATTACGTAAGCAAAGAAGTTAAAGGTGATCTACAGGATTTCGTAGTTACTGCGGCTTCTGCTACTGTTACTGGCGAGGCTACTATAAGCTTCTCTCCTGCAATTGAGACTCTTGCAACTAACGCATACGCTACAGTTGACAGCTTTCCACAAGCTACAGCAGTTGTAACATTTGCTGGTGTACGTGGTGCAAGTCAATCAATTAACATGGCATATCATAAAGATGCTTTTGTTCTTGCTTTTGTTGACCTTCCTAAAATCGGTGTTACTAGTGAAAGCTACGTAAGAGATGCTGATGCAGGCTACTCAATGAAAATCTCAGGACAAGGTGACATCTTGGAACTTAAATCTGTATTCCGTATGGATGCACTTTTTGGTTCTGTTGCGGTTAACCCTTGGTGGGCTACAATCGTATACGGTGCATAAATAACTAGGGGGTTAATAGCCCCCTTATTTTAAGGAACTTATGGAACAGAAATGGTGTTACTTGGGTAATAAAGGTGTTCTTGCTAAAGGCGATCAAATAGATCAACTTAAAGACCACTGTAATGATAGGCCCGATGATTTATTAAAGTTTAAAAGCGTACCTTTTCATGTCATTAGAAACATGATTCAAGAAGCTAAAGATTTTGTAAAGGCTAAAGAAGAAGAGCCTAAAGAAGAAAAGCCAAAGCGTAAAAGACGTACCAAGGCTGAAATAGAAGCGGATAAAGCGAGCAAATAATGTCTACTATTAATGACGTAATCACTGATGCCCTAGAAATAACAGGGATGAAATCACCACATGAAGATCTAACCACTGAATGGGGTGCTATTGGTTTAAGAAGAATCAACTCTATTTTAGATGGATGGAATGTTGATAAGACACATGGTTACGCTGTTAATGAGTTAGACTTCCCACTTGTTGCAGATCAGGACGTTTATACTATTGGTGTAGGTGGAGACTTTGACACTGAGCGACCTGTTAAGATTGAATACGCTTATGTAATAGATAGTAGTGGTGTAAAGCACAGAATAAGTATATTAGATTACCAAACCTTCCATCAAATGGCGAGCCAAGTTGTAAACTCAAGCTACCCTTATTATATGTGGTATAATCCTAAATCGCCACTGGGAGAGATAAGCTTTTATCCTACTCCTATTAATGGCTATACAATACACTTTGACGTATACTTTGGATTTGCTCCTTATGCTGATGGTACAGATACTTTAAGTGTACCACAGGGCTATGAGAGACTATTAACCTATCAATTAGCTACAGAGCTTTGTTCACATCGTGGCAAACAGATACCACCAGCCGTATATAAAGTATATAAAGAGATTGAGGGCAACATTGAGTCTATAAACTTTAGCCTATGGATGCCTGAAACTAAGA